GTATTCGTCATTATCTAGTCGAATTTTTGCGCCCGTAACGCTATCGGCAGCTAAGGCACCGGTCCCCAACTGTACACCTTTTCCGTTCGATCCACTATGATCGTGTGTCGCAATTTTGAGGAATGTGTCGGTCCTCATGACCTCATCCCAGCCAGTAGTCCCTCTAGTCGGTACCTTAATCTGAAGCTGCGATTCCAGACCTAATGTTATAAACGGCATAATAAGCCTCCAACTTTATTTGATTTTTTCATATTATCCTCAGGAGTTAAATACTGCAAATTCCAAGGAACGTGAAGTCCCGTAACATTTTTACCGCATAGTGGGATTATGTGATCTACATGCATACCTTTTGGACAGTTCATATACACCATTTTTAGATCTTCACTAAACCCCAGAGGTCTGCTATTTTTCTTTATAGCTCGTCTCTTAGCTTCATACATTCTACACAGCCATGGTTTTTTTAGTTTGTATTTTTTCATATTAGCCAGTTCTTTTTTTCTATTTTTGTAATAATGCTTTTTACGAACAATTCTCTGACAATCTCTACATTCATTCCTTGTTTTGTTGTACTCAGAAAACGGTTTATCAATGTTGCATTTTGTACAAGTCTTAATCACCGCTGGTTTCCGAAATATAGTTTAACTTCTACTGTTGCACCACTTGTAGTACTGGCACTTAGTATAGAAGCTCTAACATACGGAAAAATAGGCTTATTGTCAGTAACATAAATTTGAACAGCACCATCAGATGATTGAGAAGACCCAGCTTTCCAAGTATACCAGTCAGTACCATTGGGACTATGTTCAATAGTGGTAGTAAATGTTCCATCTGATCTAGAACTTACTGTAGATACTGCTATTACCTGGTTAGCGTGTACTGGTAATATTTTTAAATCACTAACAGTAGTCGTGTCAGTGGCTATTACCGTTGCTTCGTATAGATCCGCTGGTATTCCAGATCCGTTTTTTGTTTGATTGTGAGCTGCCATTTTTTTCTCCTTTTTAGGGTGAACTCTGCATTATTGCCATCACCACTGGCTAGTCTATTTTATATTCGTTTAGTGAAAATCTACAATTCACGATTGTACTATTTGTATTAGTATCAGCAACAAAGTATATAATGTCGCTTGGTGATAATCTAAATCCAATTGGTTCATTAATAGAAACTGAAGTTGTAGAATTAGTATCAATAGTTGTTCTAAATACTTCAAAAAATGTCTCAACACTTCTGTTGAACACATATGCTTTTACAATAACTCTGGGAGTGCCGCCGCCGCTGAGTTTATTACATTCTAAAAAAAGTAACTTAGCAACAGCATAACTATTAGAGTCTACATGAAATATTGCTTGTTGCGTAACTCCATTTAATGCTGGTATAATTGCCTGAGTTGTTGCGCCAGTAGTCTCAGTAATTGTAATATTATTAGTGTTGACATTAGCGGCTCCAGATGATGAAACTGCTACTCTATTTATTCCCAGTCCCGTAAATGATGTCACATCAGAACCAGTGTTGCCTAGCACGTGAACTGCTTGTACATACAGACCATTGGCGTCCACATAATCAAAATACAGCGTTAAGGCTCCCGTGGTCCCTAAACCATCTGTGGCGTTGTTGTATGTAATGGTAAACGTAGATGCTGTGGTCATTGGCGTAAAATTGCCAGTTGTTGCCCAAATTGTTTCCTCACCATTAGCTGCCGTAAGATTTTCTCTATAACCAAATTTAGTGAAGTGTCTAACACCGTTCCGCTTTCCAATTACGATCTCATCTTGGAAGCTTGTTGGTCTGGTACTAACTGCATCACTGTCCAATCCTAAAGACTGGTTAATAGGAGCTACTGCAGGAACAAAGTTATTTCCGTAATATGTACCCAATCTTAGATAGGTCTGGGCACCAGTATCATTAACAAATCGGACTCTGAAATATCTGCCCAGTTTTACGGCAGTATGAAATTCTGAAATATTGGCAGCTACTTTAAAGCCACCTGTCGGGAATGTCGAATCCCAGTTCTTTCCATCAATAGAAAAGTCGAAATATAGTGTTCCGGTATTGTCAGTTTTAATCATTACCCCGACTTGACCATAGTCGTTTCTCTCGCCTTCGCCAGTAAAAGTGGCTCCACTTGCTAGCGGCGTCTGAGTGGTATTTTTATATGATTGAAAACCTAAATCCATAATGTCCTATTATATCACAAAAATGCCATAATGTCAATAAAAAAGAGGACATACACCAATAAAGATGCATGCCCCCCTTCCTAAGTCATTGATTATGCGTCATACTTTTCAGAAACGTCGCAACCTACTAGAATTATTTCAACATCGCCATCTTTAGCAGTAGTTCCGTCAGTAGCGTCAACTAGCGTGACCTGAACAGATCCCACAGCAACAACTAGAGTGTCAACTACGCAGTCAGCAGTGATACAAGTAGCTGTAACTACTGGAGCCTGAACAAAAGCTTTGTCAAAAGTAATAGTGTAGTCACCAGTACCGTTGTCAACTAGTGTAGCCTCTAAAGAACTTGGACCACTAAGCGCAGCCGTTCCCGTTCCGTCAAGTTTTAATGCCAATAATCTAAGCTTTCTCTGAGCCGATTCAACTGGTCTTTTCATTTTATACTCCTTCTAGACGTCGGGTATCTCTGATCCTTAAGACACTCGCCGTAATATTAAAAAAGGAGCCACGCCGAAGCGCAGCCCCATACCGGTGGGAGGGAACCGGCATCCCGTTAATCATTAGCTATCTGCCAATCCAGTAAGACGTCCCTGGAACCGTGGTTGGATAAAAATTTCCATGTATCCACCGTATCTTGCTTGGTAACGGTCACTAGTATCTCTTCTAAGGAAGATTGTTCCGTCATCGTCCATCCAGCCAAAGTCAGGAGCATGCAAAGCCTCGATTTTATTCGTGTTAAGTGCATATACCATATCCTTAGCAATGAAACGGTCAGCAACTATTGGAATAGGTCCAGAAGCTGACATGAATTGTAGTGCAGAGAAAGAAACCTTTCCAACTAAACGCTCGTCACGTGGCTGTACTTCGATTCTTTTGTGGTCAGACATAAAGTCCTTGATCTTACGGAACTGGTAGTAAGAAGCACAGATAAGGTCAGGAGTTTCTCCAGACTCTTCTTCGATGTCTAATACTAGTTGGTTAAGAAGATCTTCAGAAATAGCAGCTCCACCAGCAGCAATGCTAGTTCCCTGGAAACGACGCTGAGTGTGAGAAACACCATAAGTAGATCCACTAGTGTTTCCGATCATGTCAAGACCTTGAGGGTCATTGTCTTTAGATCCCTGAGCGTAGATAACGTCAGTACTAGTGAATGGTCCAGAACCAGTCAAAGCAGCAAGTCTAGTAGAAGTTCCAACAAGAGAGATACTCTCAGCTCCAGCTACCTTAGAAACAGCAGCAATAGAAAGGTTGTCAGTTTCACTGTTAATGTTTACTAGGTCACCTTCTTCAAAGTTTGCCCAGATAATAGAAGTAGCGTCACCAGCAAGGCTTACAACATAAGGAGTTCCAGAAGATCCGTTACCACTCACGTTACTGTTGGAAGAGTTTCCAGTGTAAAGAGCACCGTCGCCAGCACCGAAAAGGATACGACTCATGTTTCTATTAAGTGCACGAACGGCTTTCTTAGCAACGTGCTCAAGAGCAGAAACGTCGAAAAGTCCTTCTGAGTTTTTACCAGCTTTCATAGCTAGTCGGTCAATTTCTACAACTGAGTATACTCTTTTGTGAGTAAGTGTAGCTTGATCGTAAGAAGCACTGTCATTAGAAACACTAGGAAGTGATCCAGTACCGAAACCAGAACCATCAGATAGTCCTAGAGATCGGATTTCTTGCTTACCTAAAAATTTGTAAGTCTTTTTAATTTTCATCCAAGTTACGTTAGCGTTGTTGTACTGGTCCATCATGACGCCAGTATAGCGATCCTTAAACGCATCAGAGATGTCTGTCAAGTTAAAGTTAGAAGCGTTAGCCATTGTTTAATTCCTTTGTTTATTCAAAAAAGTCCAGGTTAGAACCGACATGGTTCAGTTTAGGGTTATAGTTGTGGTCCTTTTTTTGTGCCTCCGGCAATTTTTTCACCTTGACCTTCTTAGTCAAGTTTTCTACCGCTTTACTTACATCATTTCCCCAGAGTTTATTAGCTGCTGTCAACATTTGCTCATCAGTCATATTCGGGTTACCTCTCACAAGGCTCGCTAACTGTGTCAATGCGTTGTCATCATTTAATAAATTCGGATCAACTTGCTTTAAAGTACCTTCAACTCTGTCCAGCATTACCAGATTTGTATGGAGTTGTTCCAAGTTTTCCGGAGTAACCGGAGCCTGATACGTTTCCTGCAATTCTGTTGCTAAGTAACGGAGTCTATCGTTATCAATATTGTGAGCTTGCTGAACTTCACCGATTCGCTGGTACAGTTCCTCTTGGGCTTGCTGTTCCTGGCGACGCTGATCTTCAGTTTCACGCAATTGACGGTAATATTCTAATTCTTCTTGTTGATCATAGTATGCACGTTGCTGTTCGTTCATCTTTAGGTAATCACCATAGTGGTTTAGCAATTCGTGCCTTAATTGTTTTTTATATTCTAATGGATTCAATCCCACAGATTCGGCAAGCTTAATGAGACCACCGACTTTATCCTTTTGGGAGATTTCCGCAAATTCGTTTACATATTTGTTTACTACTTCTAACTCACTTTTGTACTGCTGTCGATCCTGATCTAATTCAGTAAACTTTTTGTCCCAAGATTGCTTGCCACTGTAGTTATTTAGTAGTTCTTGGAGTCCGACTTCTACCTCTTCTCCGTCTACCTTATGCTTAAACTTAGCTTCTGCTGGGATTTCGAGTTCTTCGTCATTGTACATTGCTTTAAGTTGCTTAACGGCTTCTTTTATTTCTTTTTCACTGGCACCGTCTTCGATCATTTCCTCTATTTCATTTTCTTTTGCTTCAATAGCCTCAGCAGCTTCTGATTCATTAGCCTCCGCACTTGCAACCGGTGCTTCATTGTTTGCTTCTGCTTTCGGCTCTGTACCCATAGACTCAAATAAGTCCGGAGATTCCTGAACCATGTCAGAAGCTTTGAAATTATCATTAGATTCCTTTAGTGCTTCCGGTCTCTCGTCATTATCCCGAAAAAAATCATACCCCATTATTGCCCTCCTCCATTATTAGTCTGCCCCGGTAACGGAGCTGTATCTTGTGCCGGTATTTCGGCTGTAACAGGTTCTCCTGCTTTTGCTTGTTGTTGTCCTAACATTTGCTGTTGTTCTGCACTCGGTGGTGCTGGCACATCATAGAACATAGGAAATTGCTCAAGTTGTGCTAATTTAGATGCAAATAGTGGGTTCTTTTGCGCTCGTTCATGCGCCAACATTTCAGTAATCTTAACGTGCATTATAAATTCTTCAGTTAGTTCATCATCGATGTCTTCTTTGAATGAACGTTGTTGCATCTTTTTATAATGTACTCTTAAATGAGTGATATGGTCTTCCCATTCTTTCGGTTCTTCTACTGGTAATCCTTCTAGCATATCTTCATTTTCGGATTCGGCAGAATTAATTGCACTAGTTATAATAGTGTGCATCTTTTCAGTAGATCCAAATTCTAAAAGTTCTACCCATCTTTCAGGAGTAAGTAACTCATAGCCATATTGCATTGTTTGTAAAACTCGTTCCATACGCGCTGCCTGACTTTGTGGTAACGCTGAACTGTTCTGTATTCTAATGTCGTAGTCTTTATGTAAGTTTGCAGCATCAAAATATTTTGCCATAAACTTATTTTCTTTTCCTAAGATCCGGATCATTCGACCATCATCCATCTGATAGTGATCTCCCGCGACCGCGACAGACTTTCTAGCAACTTCTCTTACGAAATTGTTATGCTTTGCTATATCGGAAATAGATCTTTCGGTTTCTTGTTCATTTAAGAACTGTAATGCAACGGCAGCAGTAATACCCTTCGGCGGTTCACCACGAGAAACGGCATGAACTCCCATTACTTTACCTAGATCGTTCTCGATTCTATCACGGAACTCGAAAGTAGTAGGACTTGTCGGATTCATTTGTATTAGTTGAGGAGGAACTACACCCTGATATTGTATAATGGTTCTACCGTTACCTAGTTGATCAACTTTACAGGCTCCTCTAGGCATCATCCACTTAGGCGCACCCATCATAAATTCATTTTTCATGATAGTCTGAGACAAGTTGTTATGTCCATTCTGTACAGATAAGGCTTGCTGGTATCTAGAAACTCCCAAAGTAGTTCCAGGTACATCAATATCAGTCAACTTAGAGAAAGGAAAATCTCCATGTGAGTGACCTAGCGTATCAATTTCTAGAATAGTGTCATTAGTAAATACAATCTTTTTACCTTCAACACAATGTTCGTCATGCTTATAGTATGCAGTATATTTTACCACATGGTTAGCTTTTTTGACGTCTTTTAATTTATCCAGAGAAAATTCGGTTAAATCCTTAACTGGTTTTAGCAGTTTTGCTTTTTCTGGGTGGTTATGTTTAAGAACTTCAATGTGTAGCACTTCTTGTTCAATCAATAAGTCGGACTCTTCCCAGCACTTATCCGGATCTTCTAAAAGGTCCCAAGGTATCACTATTTTGTAACATACGTCACCAGTACGGATAGGAGTTCCTTTAGGTAGTTCTACTTTCTTTCCAGAATTTCGGATTGCTACATAGTCAGGATGTAAATCACCCTTATTTTCGTCCCAATCAATCTTTAGGTAAGCGTTACCGAATATATATTTATGTCGGTGCAGCTTTTGAATCATTGTGTCAGTGTCGTTGATGTACCACAAGTGTTTGATTAGTAGTTGTACAGCTTTTGCGGCATTGGTGTCTTCATATTCATCGTTTGCTGGAATTACTTCAACGGCTGGCTTCACTCTAGTCATTCGAGACACTAGATTTTCTGTCATTTCATACAAATGGTTTACGAAATATTTAGAAGTTCTTCGCTGTGGTCGATACTCAAGGCTATCAGATTGACGCTTCCCACTGTCATGATATTTTCCTGAATAGGCTATGAGATTACGCCTACAAACTGCGAAATAGTCCCGATGTGCTTTGCTTCTGTATTCGACGGTCTTTTTTAACCACTCTAGTAGTTCGGCTTCGGGCTTGTCTTTGACTGTAAAGAAGGGTGGGAGGTCAATTTCTGCCTCTGAGTGAACATTATTTTGAAAAAAATCTAGATTTCCTGCCATTTGTTACCTTAAATCATTTTTTTTAGGTCTATCTCACTTTCGTCCAAATCGTCAGAGTCCATAGGTGGAAAATCTGAGATTTGTTGCTCCTCAAGTTCCTCTATCTGTTCATCCGATGATGCCCATTTTGGGTCCATAGGAACGTACTCCATCTTATGAGTACTCTGCTGCATAGCCTTAAGCTCTATTGCAGTACGAATTGAGACATACACTCCTATCATACCACAAATTAGAGAAAAAGTCAATAAAATTAGTATAATAAGTTCAAAAAAAGTTACGGTTATCATAAAAAGCCTCCCAAATGTTTATAAGTTATTGATATTATTCAAATATACCAGTCCAATCATCTCCAGCCCAGGGATCTTCCCATTTCTGGTTACCATCATTGATGTCTTCTGGTCGTCTTGGTCCCAAATTTCGCACGGCTTCCATAACGGATACCATATTATAGTTGGCGGCTGCCAAAAAGTAGCGAAAACAGTCGATTAAGTGGTCGTTTTTCTTAGGAAACTTGCCATTTTCGTCCGCAACATAGTTAGTCATTTCCCAGAATAGCTTTTCGCACCGGTCTGAGATCATTATGACCTTATGGATCAGTATATCTTTGATCAGTGAGATCCCTTCTTCTTTCCGATTATGCAATTTTGCGGTTGGGCTAAAGTATAGACCGTACTGATTCATTACTTCATTACAAAACCAGGCTGCTGCTTCATCGTAAGTCTTATACCAGTCGTCTCCGAAGTCGCCTCTAGGATATAAACTCTTAGCTTTCTGTAACGCTTTCGGTAAAGCTACACGAACGGACGTATTTTGTGGTCCTTTTTCGTACATTTCGTCTAATATATAGATCTTTTTCGTGTACGGATTTACTGCAATGAACAGAAATGCCATAACGGTGGTGGTTCCAGGATCGGAAATGCAATACCACTCCAACTTATTCAGGTCTCGGAAGATTTCTTTATGGATTATTTCATGAGAAAATACATGGTCTTCTTTTTTTAGCATCGGAAATACTACATTGGCACCACCGGCTGTGATTAGAGCCTCATATTGAGAATACCAGATATAATCTTCACCTCTGGCAATGATTCTGGCTTTTTCTTTGTCTAATTCCTTTGCATCAATGTGCGGATTTGAGTAACTGGTCTGTCTAATCCAGAGACAGTCTTCACTTTCCTTACATTCATCTGCATACATGATGTACTGTTCACGATTTAGACTATCTTGCATCGGCGGTGTACCAATGATAACTAACGGGCAGTTATAAACGATCCTATTTGGGTTCATGGTCTCATGGAAACGATGGTGAAATTCGCAAAATTCGTCATAAACCAGGAAGGATGGTCTTAGACCGTTGGCACCCTGGAAATTTTCGCTACCGATAACCTGAATAAAGCTACCGTTTTTGAAGTAAACGATCATTTCGTTACTGTTTATTTTCTTTATGTACTTTACGTCACCAAAACTGGACAGTCGGGGATCGGTCCATACAAGTTTTCTACCGTGTGTCATTGTTGGAGTAACATAATAGCAAGCAGAACCTGGATTTAAGAGTGCATGACGCCATAGCATATACATTGCGAACTCGGTTTTACCCCATTTACGACCACACTGAATGAAAAGAGTTTGGATGTCACCACTAATTAGCTTTTTCCCGATTTCTAATTGTCCGGAGTGTGGCTGCCAGTTCTGGTGAAGGTCGCCAATTATCTGTAAATAGGACTTTTGGCTATTTGTTAAGTTCAAGCGGTTTCTCCAACAGTGGACAAGCTGGTACCAATGCTTCAGATTCGCCAAAAAAGCTTTTAGTTACAATGGTATATACTTTCTTGAATAGTTTTTTAGAACATTTTACCTTGATTATTTCATCAATAGCACCAGAGATTTCTAGTGTCGGTCCCATAATCCACCACTCATTCATAATTTTCTTTTCATAATCTTTAACTGGCAGATTTAAACGTTCAGCAGTCTCATTCAATAGGATATTATCTACCTCTTCTAGTCTCTTTAGACATTGTCTGATCTCATATTTATTACCACGGCAGGTGACGCTGGCTGGATGCGCCATCAATACCCCAGAGGCTACTACATATCTAGTATTCAAAGCCTGGACTATTTGGTATCCCATAGATGCAGCAAAGAAAGTAATAGTGTGAAAAGGGCGGTCTAAAGATCTCAGAAATTCTATAAGACGAAGTCCGTCAAATACGGAACCACCGGGAGTTCTTAGAGCAATATATATTGGCTCACCTTTAGGAAGGTTCTGGTCCATTTTGTAAATTTCATTAATTGCAAAGTCTACTGAACCTGAATCTACTTGTACACCGAATGTAAAAGTGTTTTCTTCCTTTAGTTCAATGGTCTTCGTTTCTTTTGTCTTAGCTAATGCTGTCAATGTTAGCGTCATTGCTATCATCAATGTCATCATCTTTGATTTCATAGGAATCCTCTATAGTTAAAAATGGATCTTTTCGCAGTAACTCTATGAGGTCACCTTGAGAAGCTGGGTTAATAGTCTCTACAATTTCCGTAGGACGTGATTCGTCTAATGCTTTTATTTTGTTAATTTCAAATACTACTGCCGATATGGTTTTGATGAGTCCTGGTGTAGGAGCCACGTTCATTTCTTCCGACATTTTCTTTAAACAGTTTTTTAGAAATGTTAGACCATAGTTAGTGATTTCTACTAGGTCCGATCTTTTGCCGGCGGTCATGGCTTCGACCAGTTCTGATTGCATTGCTTCACGTTCCGCTTTCCAGCCTTTACCACTATAATATTTGATTGATGATTTATTGACGCCAGTTTCTTTTTCGATTTGAGAAAACGGTTTTCCTTCCATGAACATGGATTTAGCTTTTTCTAATTCTTCGTCAGTATACTGGTTTCTTTTTTCCACAATATTACTCTACTTCTTTTTCTTCTTCGTTGAGTTCATCAATTAGGGCACATAGTCTTTGTGCTTCGTTCATTGCTGCTGCGACCATTAGGGCTTCGTCACCCGTCAGCGATAATTTTTGCTCAACTAGAATGTTGTTCAATGTTGCAATACATACTTTTACTTCATTAAGATTTAACATTATTTTTCTCCCTTTTTAAAATGTGCGTCTAGTTCTTCTTTACTCATTTCTTTAATTCTGCCTTCTTTAATGGCTTCTTTGATCGATTCGTCGGCTTTCTTTTCTACTTCTTCCATTTGGTCTTTCAATTCGGAATACTGCGAAAACAGGGATTCGTCAGCCTTAAGCAATTTTTCGAGATCGGCTTCGGTGGCATTGTCCACAGCCCTTACCATGTCCTCAACATACCGGATCTGCTTTTTGATCATCCGGATTTCTTTTTTCATGGTTCCCATATCTTCTTTTAGTTTCTGTTTCAAAAACGATTTTACTCTCATACCCTTCCCTAAATTATTTTGTCAATGATGCCCATACTGAGACATTCTTCAGCATTTGCATAATAGTTATTGTCTCTTGCGATGTCGCGCCAAAATTCCTTATCCATGATGGTAAATTCTGCCATCCAGTGAGCCCACAGATCTTCTTCTCTTTCGGCTTGAGCCACCTCNCTNCTGATTTCGGAATG